GAACTGGTGGTGTTTCTAGGCTTAAAAAAGCAAAAAAATGGACTTCATACGCTAAAGATACTGTTGGTGATGCTTTTGATATCGCTAAAATGGCAGGTATGGGTAATAAACTTGTATATAGTCCAGAATTACAAAAAGCATTAGGTGGGTGTGGTGATTGTTCGGGAGGTGTTAAAAAACCTAGAAAAGCAAGACTTATTAAAGGAAGTCCAGAGGCTAAAGCATTCATGGCGTCTATTCGTGCAAAGAAAACAAAATAATAGATTTAATTTAAATAATAATATTATAAATAATTTATTTACAATATTATATAATGGGTGATATAGATTATTCAAAACAAGATTTTGTTGATATAAATAATCGGTTATTTAGACTTGGACGAAATAAAATTAATGAAAATAGTAAAGGTATTAAAGATTTAGATGATGATAATAAATCAAAAGGAGAAAAGAATTTATTAGTATATGGTTCTGAATTAATTAATAATTTAAATCAAATTAATTATACTTTCAAACAATTAGAAGATTATATATTCGTTCCAATAACTAAAGGTAAAACCAAGAAAGATATTAAAAAAATAATTGATAAAGGGTATAGTGGTTCAGTAGATGAACTTAAAGAACCAACAAGTACATTAGAAAGTGCTTTCAGTGCTTTAGATAGTGACGATATAATACCAGATTTAGAAATTCCAGAAATGCCTCCTTACCAACATTATAAATTTGTTGATAATATGAATTATCTTTCATATGATGAATTAACCGCACAATTACCAATTGTAACAGATGAAATAGGTAGAATATATGAAGTAATACTAAATGAAATAGATAGTGAAGGAATTACACTACCACTAGGAGGTTTAACAGATGATATTATTGATAAAATATTTAAAACAAAATTAACAACTTTAAAAGAAATGATAAATTATTTATTTGGTTTGAGAACAGAACAAAGAAACATAATGGATTCAATAAATTATGAAGAGAAAGCATTAGAAGAAGCACCAGAAACTATTGAAGAAGCACCAGTGAAAAAACGGACAAAACAACAAATATTAGAAGATATAACAGAACAAACTAAAGATAAACCATTCACAGAAGGAATGCTAGAAAGTGCAGCGGCTACACCGTTAGATGAAGAAGCAGAAGAACCAGTAAAAACATTTGAAAAAATAAAATTTCCAGAACCAGGTAAAGATTTAACAACTTTGAAAGAAATATTAGAAACAAAGAAAGTGGAAAATAAGACTGTCTATTTACAAAATGAATTAAAGAATTTGGGATTTACAGGGGCTATAAGCACATTAAGTCAAAAAGCAATTAAAAATTTAATAGATGTTTATGAATCTAAAACCGGTTCAGGCCGATACAAAGGCGGAGTAGGTAAAAAAGGTATGAAGAAAGGAATGAAAAAAGGAGTAACTACACCAGTTACACCAGTTACACCCGGAGCACCATCTATATCACCATCAGTAGTTGATGAGGATGAAGATTCTGAAGATGAAACTGACCCAGCAGACGAAGTTAAAAAGAATGATGTCGTAGCGAAAGCATTAGATAAATCTATGAAAGATGCAGCAAATATACCACAAAAATCACCAATACCGGGTTATATAACTAAAATTTATGAATTAATGACTAATTTAGTTCAATTTATAGGAAGAACAAATGTGTTATATATTTCTCGTATAAAAAAGAATTTAAATTATTTAGATGAAGACCAAGTGAAATTAATATATGAGGCAATTTCAAAATTTAAAAATAATTTACGAATATTAAAAGACTTTAATAATAAAGGTAATGCATTAATTAAAGATACCTTATATAATCAAGTTGAAAAAGAAACAATTAATTTATATAACGAAATATATAATAGTATTCGTAATTATTCTAAAATGAAAGATTACACTATTTTAGCAGGTTCTGGTATGAGAAATTATTATATGGACCCTATGTATGGAGGTTATTTTATTCAAAGTGATGACCCATTTATAAGGCATTCAACTACAAAAAGATTTTTATAATTATTTTATAATCTAAAATATATGGAAGATTATTTCAAAGAACGCGATATTAAAAGTAATTTAAATAGATTAAGAGAAGTATTTAATTTAATTAGTTTAACAAGACAATATAAAATTATTGGTTCATCAAATCTTAAAAATATTAGGTATAATAGTGATTTTGATTTAGCAGATTTTTATAATAATAATAAACCTAATGTTAATAAGATAGTTAAATATTTTCAACATATTTATAAAACATTAGATGTTAAAAAATATTTTAGTTATATAACTGATTTTAAATGTGGTTTAAATAGTGATGGAGAACCATTAAAATGGACTAAATCAGAAGTATTAAAAAATAAAAAATTATTATTGGATGGCTCATATATCACATTAGGAGAAGCAATAGCACATAAAAGCACTATTAAAATAGATGTTATAACGTTTGTTAATGGTACATTTATTGAAATAAGTGAAAATTATTATATTAAATTAGGAGATATATCTAATTTTGATACTAATACATTAAGTGAAAAACAAATTATTCAAAGTATTAAAGATAGTGAAAAAGAAGAAATTAAAGACGATAATTATAATAAAGCATTAAAAAGGCAGTTTAGTTGGAGATATGCTAAAAATAAAGATGATAGAAAATTAATGAAATTAATAGATTTTTTCAATAGTTCTGTTGGTATATTGAATAAAGCAAGAAGTGATTTAGATGTACTATTATTATTAATTGAAAAGAAAATAAGTAGTGTTAATATGTCTCAATTATTAAGTGCGATTGATATTATTAAATTTCAATGTAGTTATAATACTATCAGCCCGAAGGGCGACAAGGCTTCGTCGGTTGATGATTTTACGAATGATTTTTTAAAAATAGAAAAGATTAAGAGTAGGATTAAATTATTTAATGCATTAACAATATTAAGAAATAAAATATATGATGTTGTTAATGAATATTCAAAAAATTTTTATAAAAAATTATAATATAATTAATCTAACTATATTATAATGAGTAAAATTCAACTCAATCTAGAGGGAAATGGAGAACCTATAGCAATCATTAAAAAAGAAAAAAATAAAGATGCAATTATTAGTTTAGGTGAAGGCAATAGATATGGAACAAATGATTTAATTTTAGAAAATAGTGACGAGCATTTCCAATTAATACCAAATTCAAAAAAGGAAAGGTCGTGTCATGCAATATTTGGGCAGGCTGGAAGTGGAAAGTCATTCTGGTGTTGTAATTATATTAAAGAGTATATTAAATTATACCCTAAAAGACCTATATATTTATTTACAACTATAACGAGTGATATAGGATGTTTAAAAGATATTAAAAAAATTAAAATTGTTGAATTAAATAATGAATTCGCTCATGATGATATACCAATGGAAGATTTAAAACAGTCATTATGTTTATTTGACGATATTGATAATATAAGAGATAAACAATTAAAAAAGAAATTATTTCAAACACTTAATGATTGCTTACAAGTTGGTCGGAAATTTGAAATAGAAGTATTAATAACATTCCACGTTGCGACAGCGGGAAATGACACAAAAATAATATTGAATGAATGTAATTCAGTATCATTTAATTATAAAACATTTGGAAATAGAGCATTAAAATACTTATTAGATGCATATTTAGGATTAGATAAAAAACAAATAGAAAGAATTAAAAAATTAGATGGACGAATGATTACAGTATTAAAAACATATCCTAAATTAGTTTTGGGAGAAAAAGAGTTATACATTTTAGACTAACTTATTCCTAATTCTCGGCTAAGTCCTTAATAAAGAAAATAAAAGGATATTTACCCGAAAAAACACAAAAAATTTATATTTATTAGTTTAACTTATTCCTCTTTCTCGGCTAAGTCCTTAATAAAGAAAATAAAAGGATATTTACCCGAATATTTTTAATTCATTAAGTTGTGTTATATTTGTTTTAATACTATCTATTACATATTCACTAAATTGTGTTATATCATTTTCCATAATTTTATTATTTAAATATGTAATTTCAGTTTCTATTTTATCATTATATTGTTTAATTAAATAATCCATTGGAATCTTAAGTTTAGAATCTATTAATTTATATATATCATCGTTAGTTTCTGGTTCAACAATATCTTTATAAATATAAGGATTACGATTTAATTCAGTTCTAATAAAGTCTTTCACTGTTTCAGTTAAAAAATAACTATCTTTAAATTTTGTATATTGTGGGTATTTGACTAGTTTTTCGTCTTGAAAAGACGTAAAAGCGCTGTGCGGTTTTTCTTCAACAATATTATTTTTAACTGGTTTTTCGTCAATAATATTAAATTCCTTTTTATATTCTTCATCATATATATCACATTCAATTTCTGCTAATAAATCATTATATTTAATTTTATCATCATCAGATAGAATTAAATGTTTATATTTTTCTGTTGTTGATTCTGGTCTAATTTTCTTAGTATCTAATAATTTATAACCTTTATTAATTTTATATTGTAGGAATTCATTAATATGTTCGTATCCTGGTAAAAATCCTAATGAATATTCTGTGCTATTAGTTTTTCCTAATTTTTCTATGTCTTTCTTTTTGATTTTAATATCATGAGAATATATTTTTAATTTATAGTTTTCTAATACTGTGTTAATAAATCCTAAAAACTGTCTATTAGTTTTAATATCAACTTTTGAAGAATTAAATAATATTTTTGATTGGTTAGGATTTGTAAATAACTCATTATTTATTACTATATCTTTCGTATTTTCTACAAATTCCTCCCTTGATATTCTTTTATTATCAAATAATTTAAAACCTAATTTATTAATTAAGTCATTAATAATTTCAGTTTTCTTAGTGTATTCAATTGTTTCATTATCTTTATATTTAGGAATATTAGAAGGGTCAATAAGAAACTCAATTTTTTTAATAATAGTAGGTGAGTCATATTTTTCTAATATTTCATTATCAATTTTGTCTAATCCTAATGATAATTTAATCAAGTATTTTTTAATTTGTAATTTATCAATTTCAGATGCTGTTGATGTTTTCTGTCTATTCATTAGTGTTTTGAATCTACCTTCAGTGATATCATCAATAGTTAAGAATTTTTCCGAAGATGCTAATTTACTTTCTTTAATATCTGCTTTAATTGTTTCTGCTTTTTCTTTTGGTTTAATATTATTAATAAAATCATGACCTTTATTTTTTAATAATAATTCAAGATAACCAAGATAATAATATTTATGTTTCATTAATTCTTCAATTTTATTATATATGTAATTAGTATCATATGGAGTTAATCTCTTTATTATTTTTGAACCTTCATATACTTCATTAATTTTAATAATATCTAATGCAATTAAAGTGTTTTGAACTTCATCAAATGAATACACTTTATTTTTACTTATTTTTTTATATTGTAGTGATGATGCATATAATAAAATATTATTATCTTTTGTTTTTCTAACTCTTGCTAACATTTGACAAAATGCACGTTGTGAATTACAATTACTACATACAATACCATATATTTTATCAAAATGTAATACATCAAAATTGACACCCGCTTCAATAGTAGGAGAATAAATTAATACATCAAGAAGCGACCAATTTTTTTTAACATCATCTAAGTCTGTTTTATTTAAATCAGATGTAGAACCTGTATATATTGACATTTTTATTTTTGGGAATTTCTTTTTAATGTATGCATACATATTATTACATTTATTAGATGTTTGTGAAACAATAACAATTTTTTCTTTATTTGTCAAACTTTCTGTAATTTCATCATGGAAGTTATTTTCAGAATCAATAAGTGTAAATATTTTTTTATTTTTCTTAACTGGATTAATAATATTAATAGATTCTCCAAATTGTTTAATATAATTAAAACCCCTATATGATAAATCACCATCTAATGTAATTAATTTTTTAGAATTATTAATAATAGCACTAATAAACTCAAACGCTTCTTTAGATTCACCTCCAAAAGTTTCACGACTACTAAACTGTTGTAAAACTGATTCTAACTCATCAATAATAACTAAATCAAAAGAAGGAATGTCGCATTCTTCATCCACTAACATAAAAGAAGGTTTAATTTTATTAATTGATTCTAACTGTATAATTAATTTGTCAGTTTCATTGCATACAACCTTACGATAATCTTTAAAATCAAAATCTTTGAATGATGCCATTAAATCAGAAGTTAAAGTTTTTCTATACGATAAGAATAATATACGTTTTTGAGGATACTTAGTTAATATTCTAGTTAGTAATTTTGTTTTTCCTGTATCATATGGACTTTTAATATTAAAACTTTTTAAGTTTTTAAAATTGAAGAAATCAATTAATTTATTACTAATTAGACAATCTTCAAAATCTAAATTAATATTATCTTTATGAATTAAATAATTGTCATTCTTAATAATTTGTTCTTCTGTCATTTCAATCGTTTGAACTGGGATAACATCTTCCTTATATGCATATTCAAGTTTTAATTTATCAAATTCTGCTGGGTTTTTCTCTTTAGCAAGACCATATAAAATACCTTCATTTATTTTAGATACTTTACATTTTTTCCAAAATTCTTTACATCCTTTCTCATCATATTTTTTAGGGTATTTTCTAGAGTATTCATCAAATACACTAAATTCATATTTTAAACTTTTCATAATCCAACACATACGAGACCAATCACTATATGACTCAAACTGGTCTGCTAGAATATTTAATAAAGGATAATTTATATTAACACATATTAAATCACTATCTACAGTATATTCTTTAATTTCAACATCTTCTTTTATTTCTTCAAAATCGTCATATTCGCTATTAAATACATAATGTAATAAAAAATCAATTGGTTTTCCTTGTATAATTTTATGTTTTGTTGGTTTATTTTTATTTGTTTGATTTGGTAATCTTAAAAATCCTTTTGTTTTATATACAGATGGGTCCACATATTTAACTCCATTAATATTAATTTTTTCTCCTAATTTTTCCATACGAATTTTTAAAGTTGGTATATTTGTTCGCATTTTTGGAATAGTCCAATGTGTTCCATAACTATTTGGTTCTGGATTAGATAAAGTATATGACATTTCATCGGTATCAATGCCATACATATCACAAATATATTTTAAAATATCTAATACTTGTTGTATTGTTTCACATTTATCTATATCACCATATGCGATACAATAATAAATATCTTTATATTGGTAATGATATCCTCTATTGTGTTTTAATTTTTTATTTAATTTGTCTTCTTCTTCCGTATCTCCTGCTATTAAACTATATGGATATGTTTTAGAATAATCACGTTCTAATACTTCATCCGTAATTACATTACCATTTTTATCTTTTCCTCCATATTTGTTAATTTTAAATAATCTAATATAATCAATTGTTTGCATTCTTATATAAGTAAAGAAAATAATTCTTTAACTATTTTTTTCTAACTTATTTTTAACTTACCATTTAAAGACAAAATTTTTATTTTAAAAAATTGAAAATTTCTTAATGTTTTTTAAAAGATTTTTAATTAAAAAAATCGTTTAAAAATAATATTTATTGGTTGTTTTGTTTTAATACTTTTTTTCGTGCTTCATATTGTTCTTTCTTTTTGAGTAATAATGCTTCATATTTTTCTTTATTATTTAATTTAAGATTTGTATAATAATCATTTGCTTTCTTTCTCATTTTATCAGGGTTTTTCTGTTGATACTTCTTAACTGATTCTAAATGATTTTTATATTGTTTTAATGCTTGTTCGTAATTAATTACTTTTTGTGGTGGTTCCATAATATATATATTAGATAATATTTTTTTAAATGTTTTTTATTTTACTAAGTTAAAATAATTATATAGTTTTATTTTGTGTTTTGTTAATCTCTATTAATACATTAGTTAGGGGTTCTGATATAATATTTACAATATCTAATAAAATACAATTATATAAGTTCTTTTCAAATGCTCGCGTATCTCTATGCATCCAGTCAATATCGCTTACTTTAATAATTTTAATTTGTTTTGGTTTAAATTTGTTTTTATATTCATTATATGTATATATACAACTATCATTATCTATTATCCATTTTATTTCACTACCTATTTTAATTTCAATATAATAATGTAATCCATCTACACCTAACGAATAAGATTTCATTTTAATAAAATAGTTTTTCATTTTAAGCCTTTTAAATTCAGATTTAATAAATGTATATGCAACTGCTGCATATGATTGACACTGTGCATTAAATAATGGGTTTTTATATTGTGTTGTAAAATTCATATATATTATAAGTTAGAATAAAATATTCTTTAAATGTTTTATTTTTACTTATTAAAAAAACTAAATAAAAATATTCTGTTAAATTTCTTATTAGGTTTGGTTATTAAGGACTTAACCGATATTTTTTATTTAATATATTTTCCGATTTTACCTCCAGACATAACTCCTCCAGACATAACACCCGCTGTCATAGTGCCAGGGGAATTAGAACTACGCCTACTTTTAAAATGTTTCATCATATTTGCCACCCCGCGATTATCGCGGACCCCACCCACAAGGCGTTCATAATCTGATTGTGCTAGTCGTGGAACTGACGCACCTTCTTTCCCCGACATACACATTTCACGGTTGATTACTCCAGAATAGGAACTTGTAGTACCTTGATGTGTTGTAATGTAACCACTAGTAATCGTGATTACAACGATTTCAGGAGTAATAGCAGCAGATGATTGATTCGTGAGACCAATTGTATATTGCAGCGAAAACGACCCCAAACTACTACTAGTCAAATACTCGGGCAAATTAAAGACGTAGGAGGGCTGTAGTGCTAGTATTGAACCAGTAGTGCTGATTTGTTTAACACCAGGGTCAGTTGTAGCACTAGAAGCAATATTAACTTTTCCAATAAATTCACTATAAGATTGAGATGAACCAGCCTTTTGAGATAACACCCATAGTTCTGATGGTTGAGCACTACTAAGGATACCAGAAACATTATTAAAATTAATAGATATGTTATTAATAATGAAAAATGAATCAGAATCTGATGGTAATTGGGATGCTATTGGTTTTCGTGCAAAAATTAAAATAGTGTCAGGAATTTGATTAAGTGCAATATTGGAAGAGGTATATGAACCAGAAGCACCAGCCGCGAGGGCAGCAGTAGTCGTTGAACCATTTGTAATATATCGGTCATATTGTAAAAGTGGTAAAACATTACGAGCACTTATCTTAGCATATTGTGATGGTTGGACGCTTAGATAATTAACAAGCATTCTTAAATCAGAAAATGCATTCGCTTTGAGTGAAAAAGTATAAGTAGGATTAAATGCACCTAATGCAGTAGTTCTAAATACACGTTTTAAACTCTGGTCTACAACGAAATTAAAGGATAAATTATTAATTCCTAAAAACCCCGCTTCGTTTGAAACACAAGGATTTGAAATAAATGGAGATAAAAATAAAATTGGTTCTGTTAAGTGTGTGGTAATCTCAATAACCCAAGTGTCAGCGACATTTGTAGATAGTAATAAACCATTTGTACCACCAGTAGAAAGGGTATGAACTATAGTACCTAGTGTAATAGGATGTGCTCCACGACCCCTAAATTTATTATCATATGATGCATTACCAATAGCGGAAAGAGGATTATTAGAAGTATTTACAGCATCACTATAATTATAATATACATCATCAACCATAGAAGGAGTCCAACCATCATAATAAGTATGTATTTTTTGGTCGTTCATTCTCAATAAACTAGCCATAACATCTTGAGTATTAACAGATAAATTACAGTTATTAATTGTAGCATTTTGTGTTTGATATAATGCATTTAATGGATATGGTCCAAATGATACACCAGCCCCCCATTGAAGAGCATATTGACCTACGGGCACATTAGTAATACCAATCACGAAAGTAATATCAGTATCAATTAATAAACGGCGGTCAGTAACAATATTCTCACTAGGTACATTAAAATTCCAACTTGAAGACGAATTAGATGAGGTATTCGCCTGTTGCGCTTGGTATGTGGATTGTTGGGCCCCCCCTTCGATCTTGAAGCCGATTTCGCCGCTTATGTCTTCTATACGAGAATCATTAATTAGAACAGTTTTTAAATCAGACATTTTATATATATTAATAATTAGATTTAATTAATTTATTTTTTTTTAATATTTTAAAAGTAAATTAATTAAATTTTTTCTTTATATTCATCTTTCTTTTCAAACAAGAATTTAATAGAAATAGAACAACCAGCAGGAAGTAATACAGGATTTAAACGACCTAACCTATCCTTATAAAATACACCAATATCAATATTTGAAATAGGTTTATCACCAGTTAATGAAACACGTCTATATTCTCCACTTGGAATATATGTCACTATTGGTTTATAAATACCATCACTAACGAAATCAGTAATTACTTGAGATTGAATATTATTATTTCCACTTTGTTGAATATGCACACCATTAACAATAATAGCAGGAACTCCTTCATTATTTGGGACTATTGGTAATGTATTACTAATTAACGCAATACTCATAACAGGATTCCAAGCACTAATAGTTGAAAATTCCTGAAATATTTGATATGCGGTAAATAGTGTAGTTCCAAAAGAAGGATACTCACTCTGATTAGCAACACTAAAACTATTTATTTGTAATTGGAAATTCCTATTATAAGTATCATTAAAAGAATTAATTGTGAAAGGAAATGAACTAAATAATTGTGATAATGCTTGATTAAAATAAACTTTAATACCACCAACACCATAACCTAAAATATCAGCATTAATTATAGCAATATTATTTTGTGTATCATATGTCATGATTGGAGCATATAAAGATGGAAGAGCAGGAACATATGCAGTATTTAAATTATCATATGCAGTTTGAAAACCAGTATTAATTAAATAAATCCAATATTGATAATTATATATATCATAATAACCTTGTGAATTATCTTGTAATTGTGTAGGCGTATAAGCAGGAGCAGCAGGAATAGATGCTACTAAATTTTGAGGTTGAAAATTAATATATGCAGGTAATCCACTAGTGCCATTATATTCTAATGTAATACTATATATAGATAAATTAGGGTCAGTTGAACCACTCTGTATTAATGGAATAAATATAGGTAAATAATTAGTATCTAATTGCCATCGTGCAATAACTAAATCATATTTATATGGGTCGTAAATAATTGGAGAATTCCTAGACTCATTATAATAAGCATAAGGCGGTGTATCATTTGTATTATTTAAATTACTAATAACTAAATCATAATAAACCTTATCTGGTAAATATCGTTTTTGTGCTGTTGCCATATATATATAATTATATAGATAATATATTTTTTAAACTTTTTATTATATATATATTAGATTATATTATATTATTTTTTTGATATTAAATTTAATCTAAAATTAGATTATATATATATTTAATCTAGATTTACATTATTTCAGATTAATCAAGATGATAATTTATAAATTATCCCTTTTATTAATGTATATTTAATCTAAATCTAGATTATTATGAATAATCTAAATAGAATAATCTAAATATAATCTATAATTTAGATTATATTTATAAGTTAAAATAAGAATTTATAAGATTTCTTTAAATACAATTTGATTTACACAGGGGAAAACAGGATTTAGACCTAAAGATGTATCTCTTGTTATAAGAGCATCAACATTTCCTGTACTATTGTAATTAATACGTAATGTAAGATTTGTTGTTGCTGTTAATTCAATTACTACACTCTCATTTATAGGTAATGTTGATACTGCTGTGTTAGCTAGTGTTCTAACTAAATTTTTATTATAGAATGTAGTTGCACCATATAATACAAATGCATCAGAAATTATTTGTAGTTGAGCTGAATTTACAACCTGATCTGCCGCAGTATTAGCCCGTAAAGTAATACAACTAGACATAGTAGCAATATATTTACCCGCTGGAAGTGAAATATATTTAGGTAGAACTCCATTAGCAGTAGTCACAGTCATATATCTCTCATTAAAATTAATACTATCCGCAGAAGTATCCATTGTAAGAGAACTATCAAAACTTGTTAAGGTGAATGTTTGACCAAACGAAGTACTATTTAATAAACTAGCAACAGACATTTTTATATATTATTAAATATAATTTAATTTTTATTTTTTTTTATATATAATATTCTAAAACTTTTAAATGTTCTACAGGAATAAATAAATAATCGCTTTTATTTGATGCACGAACATTCCTATTAAATTTCTTAACTTCAAATGTGTCAAATAACTCTTTTTTATATTTAATATAACATAAACAATCAGTATATTTAAATAAGAATATTATTTTCTTATCGCTTTCCGTTTTGTTTCTTCCTATTAATGTCGTAGGGTATTTATCTTTCGTGTTTGTTCGTGTTTTTAATTCATAACAGTATTTATCACATTCGTAATCAAATCTTGCTAAATCATTTTCAATTATTTTTATATCTCTATTAAATAGTTTTTGTATTGTTGGTAATAAATTAACTTGTTCTATTCTTCCTTTTTTATTATCCGCAGGATAAAAGCCCATATTATAATTAAGCATAGAAAATAAAATAATCTAAAACTAAAAAAACTATATATTTTTTTATTTATTATATATATATATGAGTAAAAATAAAGTTATAGAAAAGTATAAGAATGAATTAAAAAAAATGGTATCTGAAGATGACTTTACCCGTAATTTTGGATTAGATGTGAAAAATAAAATTCTAAAATATAGTGAATTATGTAATTATGATAATATAGATGAGTTAATACCTAATAAAGATGATTTTAGAATTTTATTATTAGAATCACAACCAAGAGTAGGGCATTGGTGTTGTTTAATTCGTAAAGGTGATACACTTGAATTCTTTGATTCATATGGTAAAACACACAAAGGAGAATTAAGATATATACCAAAAATAGTTAATAAAATGTTAAATCAAGAAACTGATTATTTAACTAAAATCATGAAAAGTAGTAAGAATCCTATATTTTCAACATTAAAATTACAAAATGAAAATCCAGATGTATGTACTTGTGGAAGACACGTTATTTCTCGTATATTATGTAGTAAAGCAGGATATGATTTAGAAAATTATGAAAGATTAGTAAATAAAGAATGTGAAAATAGAGAAATGCCACCAGATATATTAGTATGTCATTGGATACCCATAAAATAACTTAACAGAATATTTTTAATTTCCTAACTTCTCGGCTAAGTCCTTAATAAAGCAATCCTAAGAATAAACTTAACAGAATATTTTTAATTTCCTAACTTCTCGGCTAAGTCCTTAATAAAGCAATCCTAAGAATAAACTTAACAGAATATTTTAATCATTTTTTACATATGTTGAATCTATTACATTTATAGAATTACCCATTGCTTTTGCATCATTAACCTTCTCTTTATTTAAATCACTATATTTATCAGTTAAATAAATATTTCTAAGCATTGATGAACCTACTTTTTTATTAAATATTTTATATAGTATTTTTGTGATACCATTTTTATCTAATGGTGATTCATCTTTTTGTAATATAAAATCTTTAATTTTGAATTTCTTAATCCACATACACAATATAATAAATAATTTATTATCTACATCTATTTCTTGACTTTGATATGTTCCTTTTGTTTTATAATTATTAAATATCATTTTTTTATTAGAAATGTCAAAATAATTATAATCTTTATCTTCATTACCTTTATATTTTGAAATTGCTATCATTTTTAAATAGTCTAAATTTCTTCTTGGTGGTTGTAATACATATAACGATAATACAATATAAGATAATAATTTATTATATTCAGTATCTGATATAGCCTTCTTTTTCCATAATGGTTTTATTTCTTCTTCTAATTCATTATATTTTTGTTTAACTTCTTCTTGGTTTATCCATTCATTTTCCTGTTTTTCAGATTTAGTATTATTTGTTTTAAGAGTATTATTATATTCAATTAATAAATTATAATAAGTATCATATTGTTTTTTCATTTTTGGGTCATTTTTAAGAATAGAACAAATAGCAATAACATAACTACGTGCGGTAGTATCTTTTTTATCTTTAATCTTTTTAATAATACTATCAGTATCTTTCAAAAAATTTAAATTTTTTACAGGTTCATTATTATTTAACCTTTTTAAATTTGATTCATATAATTTAAGGCTTCCTTCACTTAATCCTCTACCTATTAATTTTTCTTCAATATTCATTTTATATAATCTATTTTAGATTATTATTTTAAAATAATTTTATTTTAATAAATATATTAATTAATATATATATATGTCATATTCAAACTATCAACTTAACCAACGAATTAATAATTTACAACAACAAATTAATACTGGTGGTGGTGGAACTCAAACACTAAGTGATGTCATGACACTAGGAAATATAGCATCAACAGATTTAGATATGGATAGTAATGATATAACAAATCTTAATAGTATTACGTCTGATACATCATTAACAGGACAAATTACATTTACACAACCGCCCCATTCAGTAACCCCCCTATTAGGTAATGATTTAACAACAAAAGGATATGTAGATAGTTTAGTAGGTCAATATTCAGGTGGATTTAATTTGTATTTAAATTATTCTCAAGCAGTAACAGTAAATTCAATTACATATAAAAAATTATCTCAAACAGTATCAACAGCAAATTTACAATCAATTACACTCACAACAGATGGAACAAATCAATTAATAGCACATTTTATAACTGACGAAATAAATATTACAGAAATTCCAACAGGCTTATGGTCTTTATTTTTATATGGTGGTATAAGTGCTACAGGCGGTATTGTATATTATTTTTTTAAAATTAAGAAAAATAGTGGTGGGGTTATAACTGATATTGCGACTAGTGGTAATAGTATTGATATTAACGCAACCCCATCAACAAACCCCGATGTATATCATATGAATGCTACAATAGATACTCCAATTAGTCTTTTAGTTACTGATAGAATAATAATTGAAATATATTGTATTAGAATTAGTGGAGCAAACGTTCAATTAACTACTTATTTTGAAGCAATCTATTATTCATATATACAAACAACATTAAACGCAGGAACAACTTTATTGAGTAGTAATAATAATTGGTTAGGGTCTAATGTTTTTAATGGAAATCTATCAATAAAATCAACTTTAACTGATACATCAGGTGATGTCGGGCTCGCAGGCCAGATTTTATCATCAACTGGTGTAGGGGCAAATTGGATTACAGCATCAATAGGAACAACATATGCAACATATACAGC